TGGTTACTGCAAACCGTTTCTGGTCACAGATTTTCGGCATTGCCTTTAGTAATAAGCGTTGGCTTCACTTCTTTATGCTTTTTGTACCCGTTATGGGTCTTTGGACTTCTTCTATTGGGATCATTGGTCTCGCTCTTAATCTCCGTGCGTATGACTTTGTATCACAAGAGGTACGAGCGGCAGAAGATCCAGAGTTTGAAACCTTCTACACAAAGAACATTTTATTGAATGAAGGCCTTCGTGCATGGATGGCTCCAGTAGATCAACCACATGAAAATTTTGTGTTCCCTGAGGAAGTTCTTCCTAGAGGTAATGCTCTCTAAATAGAAATGAATATCGTCGTCGCAACCACAGGTGTTGGCAAAATCCAACTAACCTGATATACTGAGGGTCTTCGGGCCCTCTTTTTTATGGCGCAAGTATTATCTTGTTTTACAATTCCCATACTTGTGGGTTCATTAGACATTGATCTACAAGAACTTAAAGATCATCTGTTGAAATATAAAGATGATCGAATCGATGACAATATTCTTGCGAGTAAGTTTGAAGATAGTGAGTGCCCATATCACCCTCTCGTAGAAGAACTAATTACATCTGTATGTGATGTTGTTCGACAAACTACAGGGTGTGGTCCTCTAGATTGTAATCGTGTTTGGTCTCATATTCATGAGAAGAATATGAGTACCGAATGGCACACTCATGAAACTGATCTTGCAGGCGTCTTCTATGTTTCAACTCCAAAAGATTCGGGTAGTCTAGTATTCCGTAGGCCAAATCAGGAACCAGTTGTCATTCCGCCAGAGGAAGGACTCTTTGTTGTCTTTCCTGGATGGGTTGAACATAAAGTCACTAGAACATATTCGGAAGATCTCAGAATGTCTATCTCTTTCAATTTGAATTATGAATAATCTCCCTTGGAAATATACCGTACCTGATCATCATCAATATGGATGTCCGTGGTGTGGACATAGACAGGATTCCATGTTAGAGTAGATCAAGATCGGAGATTTTATGAAACGATTTCTGCTTGCTTTGATTCTATCAGCATCACCTGCTCTAGCAGAACCCACTAAAGGTTACTACACTTATGATGCCATGGGTTGTATGCTTGTACAAGAATGCACAGATGGAGTAGAACAAATTTGGGGTGCTGACATGCTCAGAGAAAAATATCCTGATGCAAATTGGGATATTGTTTCCGAAGAGTTTGCTCGTATGTTAAATGCTTTGACTCAGGTTGGTGTGAAAGTATATCTTGCTGATGAGAAGTATTTCCCTGTTGGTCATCGTGGTGTGTACCATACTGTTAGCAACAACTTCTATCTGAACCGTGCTTTCATGCATCGCCCTCATGTTCTCATGAGCGTCATGCGACATGAGGGTTGGCACGCTGCACAGGACTGCATGGCAGGTTCTATTAAGAACAATATGATTGCTATCATCATGCCTGAGGAAGATGTTCCTGAGATCTGGCAAGAGATGGTGCGACGAACCTATCCCCCACACGCACAACCATGGGAAAAGGAAGCAACCTGGGCAGGAAAGACTGAAGGTATGACACAGGCCGCTCTTGAGTCTTGTGCTGCAGGTACGATGTGGACCGACTACGAACCAACACCGATGACAAAGGAATGGTTGAAAGAAAATGGTTTCATCAAATAATATTTGGAAGAACTACAAGAAAGTTCTCTGGGAAACGTTTCCTGATCTAGAAAACATTTGTGACTGGGCAGACTGGGAGGGAAAAAATCTCAACCTTTCCGCCAAGTTGTACAACTCACCATATATCTTGAAGGCCAGAGAAGTAGAAATCTGGAACGAGAAGACTTGTATTTACAATACAATCATCTACCCCAAGACTGGATCCGATTTGCCTTGTTTTGGAATGGATCTGATGATGTTCTTTCCAAAGAAAGTTGTTTTAACATTCGACTTTCAACATCCTCGTGAGAATTATTTGTTCTCTGTTCCAAACTTGCCTAAATGTGAAGGTGGTATTAGGTTCTTTGAACCTGGTAATCACTTCTCGGAAAATCTATACATTCGGAAATGTACATCCGAACAAGTAGATGATTACCTTGATGATTTTAAAACATATCTACAGATATTTGCAGATATGTTGAACTCTAAAAAACCAACTGGACTAGATATATCTAAGTACACTGATTTTGATCAGTACATGACCAAGTTGGATCCTGTTGCTGGATATCTTTCCAGTAACTTTGGGAAAGAACAATCCGAAAAACTTGTAAAAGAATTTTTGTTTACTTATTGATATGTCATTTACTGTTTACTCTAAACCTGGTTGTCCATATTGTGAGACGATCAAACGTGTTTTAGTTGGAAAAGATCTTGAATTTCAGGAGTATATTCTTGACGTTGATTTTGATAGAACTCAATTTTGTAATGAGTTTGGAGAAGGATCAACGTTCCCTCAGGTCACATATAATGGACAAAAACTTGGTGGATGTACTGACAGTGTAAAATATCTACGAGAACAGGGTATTGTGTGATGAATAACCAACTCTACTACGATGTTGATAAGGCCATCGACTATGCTTTCGATGGTCAGTTTGTACTTAAAATGTATGACTATCTAAAAGTATGTAAAGTCAAACGACCTCAAGTAGAAGAGTTCATTCATAGTTCTACTGCCGTAGAAATTGCCGATCTAGTCAACGAACTTGAAGAATATCTTGAAGGTGGTAACGACTATCAACACAGGTATCTCCGCGAGGCATATGGACACATTCCAAAGCCTCAGGCCCGTAAGATCAAGAACTATCTGAGTGGTATACTAGAGGATGCCTGGCAGTACAGTCATGACAAACGTCCTGGACGAAAGAAGGGAACAAAGAATCATAAAAAGGTTTCTAAATAGACCAGAGAGTTGGAGGATGAATTAGGTTTCCTTTTCGGTAGTCTCTCAGGGTTAGAAAAAATGGTAGCAATCGCATTAGTTTTTGGCGTCCTCTTTGCACTTGGAGGAGCAATTCTAGGTTTTATCGCAGGATGGTTTGCGAACGAAAAATACGCAGAGTACATAGAGTTAAAATCGGCACAGGTTGCCACACACCCAGAAATGTATGATACTGAAGGAAACTTAATTACATCACAACTTACAGCACTTAGAGTCGTCCTTGATGAGGACTCATACTATGATGACGAAGACTAATTATGGCCACTAAAACTAAATTGCCTCCCAATCCGTTATTGACTGAGGTTCTTGCATTCGTTTCTAAACAACGCAGCAAAGCCAAAAAAGTTGAGGCTCTTCAAGAATATGATACGGACGCTCTGCGTGCTATCTTGATTTGGAACTACGAAGCTGAAAGTATGCTTCCTGAAGGTCCAGTTCCTTACACCCCAAACGAAGCTCCAAAAGGAACAGAACATCAACAACTCTCTACGGAGTACAAGAGACTCTATCACTTTGTCAAAGGTGGTAATGATGCTCTCAAGTCTCTTCGTAGAGAGAGTATGTTCATTCAACTTCTAGAAGGTCTTCATGCAGATGAGGCCGCTCTTATCTGTAAGGTAAAAGATCGTCGTCTGGAAGAAGATTACAATATCAATCTGAGTATTATTAAAGAAGCTTACCCCGACATCAAGTGGGGATGGAGGAAGTGAATTTGACGAATGTACAAGTTGAAGATTTTAGACAAAACTATGGTATCACTGTAATCGCCACTAATGTGAGTGAAGAAGCTGCAAAAGACAAAAGTCTTCCAGTAGACAGTTATCTTTTGACATTAGAGAGTGACGGTGAAGTTTGGAAAGATATCGTAAAAGGTATCAAGGTCAAAATCTTTGATGCCTATTACGATACATTTGGACATTGTATGAAAAGTATGGAGTACACTGACGGTACAATCTCTGCCAAACTTTGGGGAATTAAAGCGAAAGAATCGAAGAAAAAGAAATGACTGAAGAACCAATTGGTAAAGGTGGATATGGAGACCTCTCTGATCAGGAGGCCTCCACTGGTTCTGAAAGTAAGAACTGGACAAAAAAAACCGCAGACTTCGGTGGCGGTACAAGTAAGAAAAAACTAGATCAAAGAATCGTTGATGAGATGCGGCAGAATGTAGATCCTGCTGCAATGGACGCGATCAAAAAAGAATACAAACGACTCAAGAAGTATTCAAAATCTAATCTCTTCACCATTCAGAAACTGAGTGGTAAGAAAACAATCATCGATCAACTGATTGATGAATACGAACAAAACAAGTAGTTGTATCATAAGTTACAAAACTACTTGCCTATATAATCCATAGGGTCTATAGTAGGCCTACGTTCATCCTCCTCGGAGGACGCAAGTAAGTCGCGGAACGGAGCGTTCATCCTATGTTATCACTTGCTTTAATCTTCTTTAGTCATGTTCCACCCGAGGATTTTCTTCGGTGTGAGGACTATAAGTGGCTGAAGCAAGGCATTGAAGAGACAACTCTTTTCACTCCTGCTGAAAAGTTTGACATCCTAATTAACTGGATGAATCATACTGACCCAGCATGTTTTGATAACAAGGACGCAAACGACTGAAGGAACGGGAGTTAATTCACCCTAGTATTTCAGGAGACTACAAATGAACACACTTACTCTGATTAAGAAGCAGATCGAGAAAGCAGCAGCACTGCACGACGCACAGATTGCTATGACCACCTATCGTGGTGTCAAGTTTGAGTGTAAGCAAGGTGTTGATGAAGTTCACGGTACATTCTGCTATCGCGGTCACACTTACAACAAGTGAGTCTTATTACTATAAAGTAATAATGAACGTAAAAGGTCCCCACCTGGGGGGCCTTTTTTTATAGGTATAAACTCGTAGGTATAAATTTTTGTATCCTGCAACACAAAAAATCAAGATATTCTGACTATATACGATAGAATTATGGGAGGTGATGAAATGAACGAAACCCTCTTTTCATCATGATCAATTTGCATAGGGGTTATTATGCACAATTTAATATCACGAAATCAATTAGCAGATTGGAGAAAACTTGAAGAAACCTTAGACAGATGTAATGAAGAATTAGATCTGATTAACGACTACTTCAACTGTTTAATTGAATGTGATGAAGATCAAGGAACCTGTAAAAAAATTTGCAGAGAACTATTACAAGGGTGAAGGATTAAAGAGTTCTATTAAATAACCTTACGCAGGAGGGCACTGGCCCTCCTTTTTTGTGTAAATAATTATAGTCAAGGGCACACAACCCACATGGGTATGAGTGTACAAAGAACCTCATTTAAACGAGAAGAGTGACGAGTGTTCACGTCTCTGGTACAAATGGTTTGACCTGTCCCAGGACCCAGCCACAAGACGTTCTGAGGAGTGCCAAGAGGCGAGGCGGGTTTGGTGTCAGTGTGCAGATGAACTGGGTCAGATGGTCCATGAGGCCGTAGATCCCGAAGTATTTGCCAGACTGTTCAAAATTGGATATAATAACTCTGCCAGGGTTCAAGAGGATGAACAAAGCTAAACTTAAAGTTCTTTTGGCTGCTCTCAAAGAAGTCGTCAATGAACTGGAATCTGAAGTCTATTCAGATACTGAATCTTACATGGAGAAAGATCCATATGGATCTAGTGCTTTGATTAACGATTATGATGAGGTCTTTGATGATGACGATGGATACCCAGACTGATTGGCGTTACAGTGATGAGAAGATGAAACTGAGACAGCAGGCTCTCTTGATTCTTCTTCAGAAATTTGGTAGTGAGTTAAATAGTAATAACACAAGTAAAGAACCCAACCAGGCCATCTACGAATGCGCTCATGATTGGGTGTCTCAAGGGAACATGAATTGTAATGGGATTGTGAGTTACTACTCTGCTTATTACTCCAATGAAAGACAAGAAAGCCTGCAAGAAAATTCTTAAACGTGCTAAGAAACACCCCGAATGGTACACGCCAGAAGAGGTGCAGTATGTTAAAATGATCAAGAAGAAACTGAAAAAGAATGAACGTAAAACTGATCAGTGTGACTCCTGACGCTGAAAAAACTATGGGATATGTTGCTCGGGTTTCCAATCCGAACAACCAAGAAAATCCAAAGGTCTCTGGACTCCTTGGATATTGCATCAAACACGAACACTGGTCAGTCTTTGAACAGAGTTTTATGACCCTGGAGATTGAGACTACCAGGGCTATCGCGGCCCAAATTCTTCGTCATCGCTCGTTCACATTTCAAGAGTTTTCGCAACGGTATGCCGACAGTTCTATGTTGGCAGATCAAATTCCTATGTTTGACTTGCGTCGTCAGGATACAAAGAATCGTCAGAACTCCATTGATGATATTGATCCTTATGTACGACAAGAGTTTGAGATCAAGATTCGTCGGCACTTTGATCATGCGATGGTTCTATATCAATCCATGCTCGATGCTGGAATTGCAAAGGAGTGTGCTCGTTTTGCACTGCCTTTGGCCACGCCGACTCGTATCTACATGACTGGTTCATGCCGTTCTTGGATTCATTACATCAATCTGCGTTCTGCACATGGAACTCAGAAAGAACACATGGATATTGCAAATGCATGTAAGGAAGTATTTGTTGAGAACTTCCCGATTGTTTCTGAGGCCCTTGAATGGACTACAAAGTAATTGATAACTTCCTTCCAGAATATATCTTTCCTGAAGTTCAAGAAACTATAGTCTGGAATCCAGAGTTCCCATGGTACATCTCTCCTGCTGTTGCTCGACAACCAGGAGAAGATGGTGATGATGGTAACTGGAACTGGTATGCATCACATACCTTTTATGATTTGAATCGACCATGCAGTCCTTTCTGGGAAATTATTGATCGATATTTTCTTGAAACTTTTTGCAAGGAAGATATGTGTCGGTCATTCATCCGTGCTAAGGCCAACTTCTATGCAAACAAAGGGGATGAACTTGTAGAACATCCTCAGCACATGGATTATGGTTTTCAACATACTGCCGCTGTGTTTTCTTTGAATACATGTGACGGCTTTACAAGACTTGCAGATGGTACTAAGATAGACAGTGTTGCGAATCGAATTGTCTTCTTTGATGGTTCTTCGCAACACAACTCTACAACTTGTACCAATCAGAAAGGAAGATTCAATATTAATTTCAACTTCCTCTAAATATCTCTACCCCCTGACATTATTGTTATGCCTACATATCCTGTGATCAATAGAGACACTGGTGAACAGAAAGAAGTCCGCATGAGTTGGACAGAATGGGATCAGTGGCTTGAAGATAATCCTGGGTGGATCAGAGATTGGTCCGACCCTTCTACGGCACCAATGGCTACTGAGGTGGGGGACTGGAGAAACAAACTCGTTTCCAAAAAACCAGGTTGGAACGAGGTACTTGAAAAAGCTTCACGAGCACCTGGATCACAAGTAAAGAAGATCTAAGTCTATGCCTTCTAGAAAGAGAAAGTCTCAAGACCCAATTGGTATTGGCATGACAGCTAAACAATTGAAGAGGAAGAAACCGATCAATACCGACTTCCTCGTTGACATTGAACCCCTTACAGAGAATCAAGAGAAGTTCTTCAAAGCATATTCCAAAGGACAATCTATTTTTAGTTACGGGTGTGCTGGTACAGGTAAGACGTTTATCGCACTCTACAATGCATTGAAAGATGTGTTGAATGAGTATACCCCATACAAGAAAATCTACATCGTCAGGTCCCTTGTGGCCACCCGTGAGATCGGTTTCCTTCCTGGAGACCATGAGGACAAGTCTGCCCTCTATCAGATTCCATATAAGAACATGGTTAAATACATGTTTGAGATGCCAACTGATGCAGACTTTGACATGTTGTGGGGCAATCTGAAAGGACAAGAGACTGTATCATTTTGGTCTACTTCTTTCATCCGTGGTACAACCTTTGATGACTGTATCCTTTTGATCGACGAAAGTCAGAACTTGAATTTCCACGAATTAGATAGTATTATTACCCGTGTGGGTGATAACTGTAAGATTATGTTCTGCGGTGATGCAGTTCAAACTGATCTTCAAAAAACCTACGAGAAGAATGGAATCCTTGACTTCATGAAGATCATTCAACAGATGGATGAGTCCTTCGCTATGGTAGAATTTGGTGTCGAAGACATCGTTCGTTCTGGCCTTGTCAAAGAATACATCATCAAGAAAACTGCATTGGGTCTTTAATGAATCGAACTTTTGTTAACCATTTGGGTGATATCGAACTAAAGAAAAAAGAGACTCCAGGCTGTCGTCTTTACGAATTGCCAAATGGTGACTGGGTGCCTTCGATCACCTCAGTCACCTCTTTCTATAACCGTGAAAAATTTATCAAGTGGAGACAGAAAGTTGGTGAAGAGAAGGCGAATCAAATCACTAGAAAGGCTACGAGCCGCGGCACGGACTTCCACGAAGTGGCCCAGGATTACCTTGAAGGAAAGTCCCTTGACTGGGAAAGTCATCTTCCTGCGTCGAAGTTCATGTTCCACTCATGTAAACCAATCCTTGATCGGATTGATAACATCCATGCTATCGAAAGGACTCTCTTTAGTGAGTACCTTGGTGTTGCTGGTCGTGTTGATTGTATTGCGGAGTTTGACGGTGAGCTTGCGGT